AGCCTGTGCTTCTAAGATATCCCAAGTATGCACAGAAGGATAATAACTGAAACAATTCCAAAGCTGAAGCTCGTCCAATCTACGCCTAGGTACATCGGTAACTTTGAAACCACGTTGGATAAAAGCCGTAATAGGTAACCTGTAAAAAATTGCACCGTTCTCCATAATGGCGTGAAAAAGAATAGACTTGCCCGTAATGGAACTAATACCAAAGATAATACAATCTTCAACTTCGCCATGATGACTCTTAAGATCATAAAGATATTCTCTCCTGATTTGTGCGTATTCCACTGGTATGTTCGCGTTTAAATATGCCATAATTATCCATTAATATCACCCCAAGTGTCTCCTGATTCGTAATCAACTTTATTGGGAACAGTTAGACTAACAGCATTCTCCATAATTTCAATTATCTTTTTTGCCTCTTCATCTGACTTCACAGATATATCTAATTCATCATGAATTTGTATGTGAGGTATGATACCTTCTCTATATAAATCTAACATTGCTTTCTTTGTCATGTCAGCAGCAGATCCTTGTATTAATTTATTTAATGCTTTGTATGTAAAAGCCCTTCGTATATTTTTTCTACCGTAAGTTCTCTCTGCTTCTTCAAGTTCCATGGGTTTATGCATACCAAATTTATTTGGTTCCCATTTATTAAATCTACATCTACGTCCTAATAATGTGCCAATAGACCCGGTCTGAGCACGTCTTGATGTAAAATTCATAAGATCCCTAACAAAAGGTACGCTCTCGTGATATTGATTAAACAAATCTTCGGCCTCTTGTTTTGTGTTTAATCCTAATTCTGCTTGTAGTTTAGTTTTACCCATGCCGTAGAAAAGACCTAGATTAATTGTCTTAGCTTGTGTTCTAGATATGTTTGCCATATCTGCAACTGTTTGATGGAAGTCTACTGCGTTGTCTTTAAATTTTTCTACAATATCTTTTACAGATTGATCGTAAAATATTGGCTCTGTCGTAGCTGCAAAATGCACAACAAGTCTTGGTTCTTGTTGGCTATAATCAAAACAACCCCATTTATGTTTTTCTTCCGGTATAAACAAAGATCTAATCATTGGACCTAAATCTTTATTTCTTGCAGGTATTTGTTGTAAGTTAGGATTTGAATAACTAAATCTACCTGTAACTGTCCCACCCTGATCAGATCTTATAGGGTTTATATCTGCATGTATTCTGCCTCTATGATTATGTTTTATTATAGTATCTATAAAAGTTGTGTGTGCCTTGTTTATCTCTCTAGCCTTTGCTATACTTTTGACTACAGGATTATTATGTGTGGAAAGGAAATTTTTTGTAAATGAAGGTGACCCAGTTTTCTCGGTGGTGGCGTAGGATAAAGAAAGTTTATCAAATACTTTGGCTATCGATCTTGCTGCCCATATTTGAACATCTATTCCTGTTTGTTTTTTTACTTCTAATAGGAGTTGCTCTTCCTTTTGTGATAACTGCTTCTTCAATTTATGAGCACGTTCTACGTCGACACGAACCCCTTTAAATTTCATATCAATTAAACATGGAAACAACTGTGTTTCTAAATCAAATATCTCTACTAAATTATTCTTTTGTATCTCTCTTGATAATGTTTTAAATAATTCTAATGTAAGTTCTGCATCTTGTTCTGCATAACTTCCAACATACATTGCGGGTAATTTATATAATTCAGATTTAGGATCTATGCCCCAAGAGTCTGCAGCTTCTTTCAAAGTTTTTTCATCTTTCACTTCTCGTAGATAATCAAATGAAATACTATTAAGTGTGTACCATAATCTATTTTCATCAATCAAAGATGCCATCAACATAGTATCCATGATATGTCCATTAATCTGTATACCGTATGCTTTTATCCAACATACATCATACATTGCGTTATGAAATATTTTGATAGAGTCTGTTGCACAAACTTTTTTAAACCATTCTAAAACTAATCTTCTGTCTAAATTACCACCACCTTCGTGTGCAATCGGATAGTATCCTCGCCAACCCTCTACAGCCACTGCTATACCAACAATCTCTCCTCTACCTTGTATAGCACCAGATCCTCTGGATTTTAAATCTAAGTCTTTTGTTTCTAAGTCAATTGCAATATATTTTGCACCTGATAAATCAGGGAAATCTTCTGGGCAATCCCACTCAGTTTGAACTGTAAACATTATTTCTTTTTTGTATCTTTTAACTTTAGAATTTCTAACTCACAATAATGAATTATTTTCTCTAAGTCTTCTATCTTATTTTTAAACAAATATCTACACACATATTTCACAACACAGCCTTGGAAAAAGGAAAGGTTATTTTTAGAAATAAACTCATACGGCTGTATGTGAAAATTTTTATAATGTGAACCTCCTACCTGCCTGTTTTGTGGAAATGCTTTAAGTAGTGCATCTGGGTCTGTCATATTATTGGTGCTCCTATGTTATATTGATACTCATAACCTTGACTAGTTATAAATAATTTTTCTTTCGCTCGTGTTATACCTACAAAAAATGTACGATGTTCTGGATCAGCATCTTTTTTTGCTGACTCATAGATTATTCTTTCTATATCTGTAAATAAAACAACGTTGTCTCGTTCTTCTCCTTTTACAGCATGTATTGTAGATAATTTTATTCTTGCAGGTTTCATTAAATCATCACCTGACTCTAATAATTTTTTGATATAAAGTTTACTTTCCTCTGGAAACTTTAGTGTTTCCCAGCTCCCCGACGCTCGCAACCCGTGTTCAGCTTTTAGTCCCTCTAAATTTACTGATGTAATGTCTCTTAGTGTTTTACCACCAGCAAACCCTCTTTCTAGATGTCCGTCTTTTACTGTAAGAAAATCCCAAAGATCTTTTACATCTTCTTTATTTACATAAGCACCATCGTTTAAACGTTTCCATACTCTGTATGCATTAAGCATTTTATTTGGTAGGTGCTCCTGTGCTCTAGATTCAAATCTGTAGTTCATTCTGTATAAATGCTCACGTAACCTTTCTAACATTTTATTCGTTCGAGTCAATATAAGCCACTCACCTTTAGAAAAATCTATCTCGTCAAAGTATATGTTAGTATGTACCTCACCTTCTTCTTCTCTTGGCAGCCATTTTTTTGTTAATCGTTTTCTCATTTGAGGAAAGATTGAGCTAGCCAATCTATGTATTGCTCTTGGCACTCTACGAGATTGTATCTGTGGATCCATCTCACCTTTTAAATTAATAAATACGTTTGGATCAGCGCCCTGGAATGTATAGATGGTTTGATCGTCGTCCCCTGCAATGAAAGATCGAGCACACTTACTCTCTATGTAAAAAAACATTTTCC